TAGCAGAGTATACCAGTAATAAGTTAAGCCCCGCACAGACGGTTCCTTTTGCTGCTTGTATAGCAGCATGGTATGGGAAGAAGAATAAAGACCCTAGAGGGGTCAAGTTTGCGATTGAGCAGACAATGGGACCGGGAGATATTTGCCAGAACCAGTTGAAGATTATGGGATTCAACCACCATATAAAGAGTTTCCGTCTGTATGCAAAGAAGATTAAGGATGAGCAAAAGAATAGAGAGGGTTTCTACTCAAACAGCGTAACGGTTCCTATTCTGATGGACTTTTACACGGAAGCGGTTGACGGAGGATGGTACAAGCCAAAATCCAAGTGGCACATTGAAGAACTAAAGACTCTTGAGCGTCATGTCAAAGATGGTGGTAAGGACCGAATGGAACACCGTCAAGGGCAGCATGATGATAGGGTAAGGGCTGCTGCAATGAGTTATGTTGCGTTCCATACATATGATGATCTTGCGGCACGGTCACAAAGGAGATACGATGCCCCGCAAGGAAAAAAATCATTGACAAAGGGTATTTGCACGGCAAATTCTGTTACAATTGGCGAAGGTTGGGATGAATGAGGGGAGAAGATATGAGCGAGAAGAAGGTTACAGTACCGGATGGGATGCTGAAGGCTGCATTAGCTCACATGATTGGCTTGGGGTTCAATCCAGCCAAGGAATCGACGCGAGAACTTCTCGAAGCGGCTCTTCGCTGGCAAAGTGAGAATCCGATTGTTCCAACCTGGAGCGATATGGATCATATGCTCGACGCGTATTCTCCAGACGACGTTCCAAGCGTGAGCGATTGCCAATTCGTCGCCGTTGAGTGGCAGCGCCGCTGTTTCTTGGCTACCGACGAGCCTCAATACCGCGAGATTCAACTTACATGAAGTTCAGAAAATTAGGCACTATCGCGGAACTGGGGTAGCTATTTTTGATACACTGGAGAATTTGATATGAAAAATCTAGCAGAAGAACGTATCGCTATATTGAAGTCAGAACTAGACGCGCTCAAGCAGCAGCGCAAGGCAGACGCTCTAGCGATCAAGAAGTCGAAGCAGTGGGTAAAAGTAAAGAACACTCTTCCTGACGCGAACACAAAACGCGCAATTGTGTGGTCGAATAGGAAGATGTATCCATGTTGGTTCTCAGATGGCAAGTGGTACGCCTTCAATGGAACGTGGATGCTGACTAAGGATGACGTTATGGATGTTGTCAGCCATTGGATGCCTACCGACTGGATGAACGCTCTTTATTGGCCTCAGTGCGGACCAGGAATCGTTAACCGTTTGCGTTATCTGTGGCAGAGGGTGACGGATAAGGCGTCGGACATGACGGTTGACCTACGACCGAAGAGACGGGGAAATGCTCAACTGGGTAGGAAACCAGTGTTTTACACTAACAGTTTAGGTGAAATCACGTCTGGAATGCCAGAGAATGTCCCTGTTCCGCGAGGATATGAGAAGGTGGTTTGCAATAGTGTCCAAGAGGCAGAGCATTGGAGTGAGCGTCAGAGGCAGTGGGAGAGGGTGAAGCACGGTAAGATTCAAGAAGACAGGCAGAGGATTGAAGAGCCAATTCATCAAGAAATTAGAAGTGAAATGCACAATAGGATGAGTAATGCTAGGAATAGCGTAAATAGGGAATTCATGCGACGGGCGATTGAAACTAGCGATGCAAAGCATAGTCCGTGGAAGTACGATAGGGAATCGTATCTACATAGTGAGGCGTTTGAAGATAAGCGTTAAGGAGGAAAGCGATGAGCGACAAGAAGTACGTAGTACCAGATGGGATGTTTAAGTCGGCAACGGATTCATGGGGTTTGGAATCTGATGCTATGCGGAAATGTACGAAGATAATCCTCGAAGCGGCTCTTCGCTGGCAGTCAGAGAACCCGATTGTGCCGACAGATCGACAATGGTATGAATGCGTCAATGAATCTCAAAAATTAGGGTATCCATCCAATGAACTGTATGCTCATGCGGCAGCAGAGTGGCAGCGCCGGATGTATCTTGCTCCTGAACCGGAAGTACCAACCTACGAGGAACTTATTTCCAAGTGGGAGGAGGAAAATAGAAGTGGCGTACCTAATCGCGTGGTGATGAAAGAATCGCAGGAGGCATCGTTTGATCCTCCATTGGAGAGAGCGAAGAAGACAGAAGCAAATCGTTCGTGTTCAGCTTGCGAACAAGGACAAAGTTCCGAACGGGGAGAAGGGACGCATCTAGAGGGAACGGTTCAGCATCCGGTTGATCCTAAAGTACCAGAGAAAATCAAGGACTTGCTCTCAAAGTTTGATGCTGGCGGAAAATATGACCGGCGTGGAATTGTTACAGAGCTTGAGGAAATCAGAGACGAACACAATGCTGATATTCTCGAAGCCTACCGGCGCGGCAAGAAGGATGGGAAAAAATGACAAACTTTAAGGTGAATTTAGCGACTCCAGAGCAGCGTGAAGCAATTAAACGCATGGAAGACAATATGCCTCCAAAGTGGATATTCGAAAAAGTAGCAAAGGAAATACCTCAACAGGTTCCTGATGGAACGGACAAAACCGGATGGAAGTTTGGATCGGCAAGGGTAATTGGTAGAATAGGTGGATTTTCTCCAGATGAGTTTGAGCAAGGTCATAATTTCGATTATGTAAACGATAAACGTCCATCTCTATCGGATGCTGATTTGTCCGATATTAAATACTGTGCGTTCTGGAGGCAATCTGCGCATACTAAAAGATATGATGAATACAAGAAGGATTGTGATCGTAATATAGAACAGGTAGAATTATCACAACCTTCTGAATGGACGGAATATCCTGTAGCGTTCGCTGCTACTATTCCGCTAGGATTCTGTGGAAAAGTAACTCCCGGTCAGGACGTAAATATAGAAAGATGGATACCCATTGGGACTAGCAATGAAGAGATTGAACGAATGGCAAGAGAATCAATTGTTCGTTTGCAGGAAGTAGTTAAGGAATACTGGGAGTCGAAATGAGAACAAAATTCAGATTTAAGGTAGGCGATAAGGTATGGGTGAGGGACCACGTACATCCATCAAAGAATAAAGGGTTGGCAAGGAGTATGGGTGGATTCTCTATCGTACAGGCTACGGTCCGTGAACGTCACCAGCATATTGATAGACACCCATTCTATCCCAATGGAGAAGGGTACGCTCTAGATGGTGAATTGTGGTGGGACTGCTATCCCGGATGCCGAGTGTTCGCAACGAGGGAAGATGCTGTAGCGGCGAGAATGGGTGCCATTCGATGAGCAATGCTATTCCACCTCGTCTTTGTGAGCGCGTTTGCGATGCGGGCAGGACGGAAATGGAAGCAGAGGATATTCTTAACGAAAAAGCTCCGTAAATCCCCTATCTTTAGATATGGGGATATAAGGCGTTCCTTTGCGCTTGACTTTTACACTGTGTGGTGTTAAGATTAAACCATGTTGAATGCGACCAAAGTCCGTCTCTATCCTACGCCTGAGCAAGAACACTTTCTTGCATGTCAGTTTGGATGTGCGCGGTGGGCGTGGAATTGGGCTTTGGAAAACACACAAAATACGTACAGGGAAACCGGAAAAGGTCTGACATTTTTTCAAATGATTCCTCTTTTGCCACCGCTAAAAAAAGAACACGAATGGCTTCATGACGCTTATTCTCAAGTTCTCCAAGCATCATTACGCAATCTTGCGGCATCGTTTCAAAACTTCTTTGAGAAGCGGGCGCGGTATCCAAGGTTTAAGTCAAAGCACGGCAAGCAGTCGATTCAGTATCCGCAGAATGTGAAAATTGTAGGAAGTAAGATACATTTTCCCAAGGTAGGAGATGTTGAGGCCGTGATTCACCGTGAGATTGTTGGACAAATCAAGACGGTTACGGTGAGCAAGAACCCCTGCGGTCACTACTACGCTTCAATCCTAACTGATGACGATATTCCTATGCCTCCGATTTCAACGAATGGAAAGGCTATCGGAATTGATGTAGGGTTGACACATTTAGCCATTACTAGCGACGGATCGAAGTTTAACAATCCTCGTTTCATTGCCAAGTCAGAAAAGAATCTCAAGCGTAAACAGCAGTCTTTAAGTCGTAAGAAGAAAGGTTCCAAGTCGCGTAATAATGCACGTTTGCTAGTTGCGCGAGTCCATGAACGTATCACAAATCAGCGTCGTGATTATCTTCACAAAGTCTCTCGTAGGATCGTAGACGAGAACCAAGTCATTGTTACGGAAGACTTAAACGTGAAGGGAATGACGGCCAACCATAACTTAGCAAAAGCAGTATCAGATATAGGTTGGGGAACACTAACAGCATTTATCAAGTACAAAGCAGAGCGCGACGGAAAGGCATTCATCAAGGTAAGTCGATGGTTCCCGTCAAGCAAAGTATGTTCAGAGTGCGGCTACCAAATAGGCGAGATGCCATTGGATGTACGCTCTTGGACCTGCCCATTATGCAATACACATCATGACCGCGATATAAACGCGGCAAGGAATATCCGGGACGAAGGTCTACGGATTTTGGCGTCAGGGATTGGCGCTACTGCCGGTGGAGGCAACATAAGACGAAAGTTGGGACGCAAGTCTTCAACTAACGAAGATGCCGTTGAATCCGGAAGCCCCCGTCTTTAGACGTGGGGTAATTCACATATACGGCAGACTTGGCAAATCAGTACGGAGAATCGTTCATGCTATCTCACCCGTATACGCCTGGATGTGGAACACGTTTTCAGTGGTATTGGGGGATGAATGTTCTCTGCCCGAATTGTGGACGCTTATATGAATCTAAATTTGAATACCTAAAATCTGGAAAGTACGATCCTAAGTAAATTTTTTTGTAGACGCGCAGGAAAATATGTTGTAGGCTGTTCTGAGGGATGAATATAGAACTAAACGCCAGTTGGGAGGCTGGTGTACCGAGAAGAACGGAAGTTTCGTGGGGTATATCGACATAAGTTCAGGAAATGGAACTTCTCGCGTAGAGAGCGACACGGTACGCTGGCAGTGCCCTCCTTTTGAGAGACCTCCCTCTGAGCGCGTCGGGTGGGTTGAGGAAATGATTGCCGAGGGTGAGGGTTTTCTTTCCGCCCAAAAATGCTATCAGGAACTAGGAAAAAACCTTCGCGTCTTTGATGCGGCGTTTAGGGACAAGTCCCGTAGCTCACTGATAACGAACGAATTAAAGTACGATATACGAAAGTTTTGCGAGACCCTTTCTGAAGTAAGAGAGATTGCTGGTTACGCTTCTGATTCCCCCGCATACAAAAAAATAGCTGAGATGCTTACGAAGGTCTCAAAGTGCGTTTATTTCGAGTCTGATTTTCCTTTCCAAATCCTAAAAGTTCTGCAATACGCAGCGGTCATGGGTATCGGATACCTGTGGCCTAAAGTCAGTGCGGATGAATATGGATACGGAGAGAGGAAGATGCGCTTCGAGGCTTTGGGACTTTTGGATGTAGTACCAGTCCAGATTCCGAAGTCGAACGACGTGCAGGATGCTTATGCGGTCACGATCTACGATTATATGCCTATCGCGGAAGCGTTTGGTAGATTTCCTCTATTCCAAACCAAACTACAAACGGTAGGGCGCAGGAACTACGCAAACCAAGTTCAGGCAAGGCGTCAGGACTTTGCAGAGCATTATCGTTATGGTGACAATGGCAGGAGTTTTGGTGACCTGTATACGGAAATACGTTATACATTCATTCGAGATTTGAGGATCAATAATACAGGTTTTGAGCTTCCTATGGGGGACATAGGAACATCATGGTTTTACAAGGTTCCTACGGTAGGACAACAGATATTGGGTGGAGTAGAAAACGGTAAACCAGCAAAGCGCACAGCGATACCCGAAGATTGTAGAGTGTATCCTAACCTTCGCCTAATCATTACATCTAGCGGATTAGACGAACCGATGTATGACGGTCCTGCGTTCGATTGGGACAGCAAAATGCCAATTATTCAATATACGGTTGATGATTGGGCGTGGGAGCCGATGGGACGTTCCTTGGTAGGGGACGTGGCAACAATTGAGACCACGGTTCGTAAGCACGAAAGGAAAATGGATGCCGTCATTACCGTCAGATTGAACCCCCCTATGGGCTACAACGCCGACGAAAACGGTGGACAAAAGATTGAGCACATGGATTTGTTTGAGGAAGACGTAAGGATGGGACTGTTTGGTGGTAAGCCAAAGGAAACATTCCAATCCGTTCTTCCAGATGAGGTAAATGTAACGGAAACGAATTTCAAGTTCTTAGAATATCTCGGCAAGAAGAGAGAGAAGCAATTAGGTCTGCAAGACCTTGGCAACATGGCAAACTTGAAGTTGAATGTTGCCAGCGCAGATGCAATGGATAAAGCAATTGAGTCTATTGGTCCTATCGCCAAAGGGATCGCGGCACGAGTAGAGAAGGCCAATAAGGCAGTAGGAAATAGAGTTAAATTCCTGATTCTACAATGGTTTGACACTAACAGGATTATGTCCTACGTTGGTCCCGACAATGTTGCGCCAGAGGTATTTGACTACAATCCAAACGATCTCGTTCCTAGCCACATGCCAGATGAAATGATAAACGGGAATTTCCCTAATTCGTCATCGGTGTATGACAAGTTGACTAGGGCACGGTGGTTTGCGAAACAGATTAGGCTTCTTCCTGTGGCTGGGACGTTGCTGAAGTTGACGCAGCAAGCCGAACAATTGAAATTCTTGACGCTGAAGAGAACACCAGATTGCCCAGTAAGCTGGGGAACGGTGTTTAAGAAGTTGGACATACCCGATCCTGAAGGAGAGATGGAGAAGTATTTCAAGGAGCAAGTACAGTTGACGAAGATGAAGATTATCGCGGCAGCACTTGCGCAGGAAGAGATGAAGAAGATGGGGATGCAGCCCCCAGAAGACGGTAAGGGGCCAGGACAGAAGAGCGGAGCGCATCCTGGAGGTAGGCCGGGGGGCGAAGGAAAAAATCCAAAATCTCCACGGTTGGCACAAAAGGGTGGAGCGGGTGGAGAACCAAGGCCGGTAATCAAACAGTCGTAGGAACAAAAATAATAAACACCATAAGGAGATCGAATGGCGATCAAGATTAAGGCTCAAAGAGACTACCTTTTAACCGAACTTTCCGTTGAAGGAAGTGTTTCGGAGATAGATGATGTTCTGAAGGCAATCAAGACTAGCGGAAAAACAATTGTGTTATATAACGATGGACACATTCAAGGAATTAACGTAGAACAAAAGACAAAATTGACAGAGGGACAATCTAACAAAGTACGGGAGTTATTAAACGTAAAAGATGTGATTTTGTAGTGTACCACTGCCGTAGGCGCAGTAGTAAATTATTTTCAACTATTTTGAATATTTTGCTTGACAAGGGTCTTGATTTGTACTATCTCTTGTAAAGACGCAAAAGAATAAGCGGCGTCAAAATATAGTGCGCGGCCCCTTTGGGACAACTGGCGACTAGGCGAATTTGGCTTAGTCGCCATTTTTCGTTTACTCCAAACGAAGTCAAACCAAAGGAGAACATCATGACAAAGCGTCATTCGAAGAAGGTTGAAGCAGGTCTCGTCAAGAAGGTAGCTGCGAAGAAAGCTCGCGGCGT